AGATCCTGTATGGTGAATGCATCTTTGTCTGACACTGGTCTGCTTCTGTCAAAATCACCATTCACATTGTATTTTAAATTTCTTGTTTCTGTGCTGCCTTGATAACCAGACGCTTCTGCATCAATGTCTTCAGCAGTGATTTCTTTAATGGGTCTTTGTGTAACCAGTTTGTATATGTAAGGAAACACTTCTTGCAATTCATTATTGAAAGTTTTAATTGTTAACTCATCAATCCAATTTTCTTTTACATCTTCTGGCACTATAACTTGGTCACTCAGTTTGAAGTTTTCTTTAGTTAGCTTGTAGAAACTTTCTTTTTGTAATCCTTGTATGGTTTCTTTGATCTCTTCAATTCTGTCATTGATCACCACAGCATATTCTTTTAGAGTCTCAGCCATCACAGCAGATCTGTTCACGTAATTTTTAAATTTTCTTAATTTAGAAAGTTCTTCACTCAATGATACAATATGTTTGCCAAAATCATCATAGGGTTTGCCACCTTCGCTCACGTGACGTGCCATTGCTCTAGCACCGTTGATGTGTTTGAATGGATACTTGAATCTTTCACCGTCCACATTTTCTACATAGATGGAAAGAATTTTGTGTGTGCGACCAGCAGCGAATTCTTCATCCACTGCAGCTGAATGCTTGATAATCAGTTTGCTGCTGCCGATGTTTTGAAAACTGGTTTTATTGGTACCAGTTAATGCAGCTTCAGTGACTTCTTTGGGTTGGTTCATATTGCTCAAAAAATTATAATCTCTTTTTTCCAAGTTGCTTTTAGTTATATCTCTAGTGTCAAAGTTTAACATTCTTGACTTGGCAAATTGTCTCAATTCTTTCAAAAAACTAAACCAATTTTCTCTAGCAGCCAAATCTTCAGTTTGACTCAAATCAGCACTGTGTATAACCACTAGGCCGTCTTGTTCACTAATACTTATGCTGACTTTGCCTAAAACCTTGGATCCAGCTTTGAAATCGAAGTCAAAAAATCTTGCTGCAGATGGATCGTTGGTCACTTCTGCGGCTTGGTTACCTATGCTAACCCCCGGAAAACGGCCTCGTATCTTAGCAAAGAGCTCTTTAGACGTGACATTCAAGTTCATATGTGTATTTAGTTGTTGGTGGTGCTGATAAACACTGGCATGGGCAGTATGCGTTCACCACCATCTTCATCATTTTCCACCTGTAAAAATGAATTGTAAATGCGTGGATCCCAGTCCTTCAATATGCTCACAATACGCAATATCAATAGAGTAGCACTGATAAGATCATCAGTTTCTCCTGTTTTGGCTTTGAATCCTGATCCCACTGCCACATAAGTTTTTAATTCACTGATTAACGCTTTGCTGGCAATGCTCATTTTGTTGTTTTCAATCATGCCTTTCAATCTACTGCAGGCACTGATCTTGGTTCTGTGTGTGGTGTTGAATCCTTTTCTAAATTTTCTTATGTGACCTTTTCGTATGGGCTCACTCACAAATAATCCTGGAATGTTTTCTTCTCCAAAGTCACTGATCACCAACAGTGCTGCTTCACCTATGGTGTTGTTTTCCACGCTCCAATATATGTTGGTAGCTGTTTGACTTTTGCATTCTTCTTTGATATAATTGACTATGTCTTTTAATATTTTTACTTGCTGTGGTATAGGAGTTTGATTGTGTCGCCATTCAGCCACTTGACGGAACGAAGGCACTTCAAACACTTGTATAGCAGCATAATCCCCTCCGGTGCCCATGGCAGGATCCAATGCTATCACATAGGTGGCAGCAGGATTTATTTTTTCATACCATCTAGTTTGACCCATGTTCAGTATGGGCTGCTTGCCTTCCAATGCCGCCAACACAATGCTGTTGACCAATGTTTCGTCATAGACTAAAAATTCACAGCCATATTCTCTTCTAAATCTTTCTTCACCTATGCGGCTCAATTCACTTTCTTTCCATTTTTCATCTCGCTCTGGATGTTCATCCCAAGAAGCTGTGTAACCAAAGAATCCATTAATGCCTAGATCAATCTCATTGCCATGTTCGTCAAATTTGTTTTGAGATTCTTTCCAGATCACAGCAAACTCATCTTCATCTGAGTTGGGCGTACTGGTTATAATTGCTCTACCTCCTGTGGCCAATGTGGGAGATATAGAAGTCCAGAATTCTCTAGCAATGGTGGGATTCACAAATGCAAACTCATCACAATACAACAATGATATGGACATACCTCTGCCTGTATTACTGGTTGTGGTGGCAGATACTATTCTTGAACCATTTTCGAATTCCATGGAGCCTTTGTTGTAATTGACCACGCCTGCTCTGATGTGATCTGGACATAATTCATATCCATATCTAATACGTTGCATGATTTCTTGTGCACCTGTGTATTTGTGAGCAGCAATTAAAATAGTTTGGTCAGGATGAAACATAGCATACCATAACAAATAGGATGATGCACATGTGGTTTTGCCACTTTGTCTGGGCAACATGTTCACGTTGAATCTGTGTTTGTGATAGGTTTCCAACAGTTTGTTTTGATAGGTGTAAGGTTCAAATAATAATTTGCCTCTCACAGGATGTTGAATGTGAAAGAAATTCTTTGCAAAATAAAGATAGCCCAGAGTATTGTCTGCACAAGCAGCCAACTCATTCAGTTGTGTTTCAGTATATTTTTCCCTAGTGTGTGCTTTTTTGGTAAGAACACCATCTAGACTTTTGGTACTCATATGTAGTACTTATCTTTGCAACAGTTGTGAGATTTTATAATGATTGACTATTCTAGGTCGATGTCTTCAGTATTGCCATCAAATTGATCTTCTTCAGAATTTACTCTATCCCAGATGTTAGCATTACGTTGACCGTGTTTTTTGATGAATTCATCTTTGGACATTTCAGCAGCGTCTTGCTCTAGGTCCATCAAGTAACCTTTTACAGCACCTTCTTTGTAAGCAGCATAGTCTTGAGTGAGTTGTGCTTTAACTTTTTCTGCCAATGACATCTCATCTTCTTTGACTGCCATAGGATTATCACCAGGTTGGCTGCGAGCATACATTTTTTTAGATTTGTGTAGATCATCGCTGACTGGATCCACTGTGTCTGGCATAGTGGCATATTTAGGATCTGGAGTTGTGCTGGCTTTATATCTGTCATCTTCACCTACAGGTTTATCTTGCGCTTCAATAGGTTTTGGTGCCATTGCCACTTGCACTGGCATTGGTGCTGGCATTGGTGATTGTAATCCAGCGTTTTTGAATATATTGTACAATGCTTGAACTTCATCTGGATTATTACCATACATGTTCACACTGATTGCTGCTGATTCATTGAGATTAGATCTAACTATCTCGCTGGTAAGCTCTTTGGGATTTTGAACCTTGTCAAGTTTTTGTAGTATGTCTCTGATATCCATATTAATATTTATTTCAATTTGCCTAGAGATACACCTTGTGGTTTCTCATTTTTTACTTTGGTTAATGGTGATGGAGAAGCTTTTTCTTCTTTATCCATTACTAGTTTTTCTTTTTTGTTTTTTGCATCTTCTTTGGCATGAGTAATAGCTTTTTTATCTTTTTCCATCTGTTTTAATACTTCAATCACTCTTTTTTGGCCCACATGATCTTGTGCTTTTTTGTCTGCTTGTTCAAGTGGAGATTCCAACTTGGCCACATATGGTTCTTCTTTTTGGTCTGTAGGATAATCTGCATGTTGAATAGCTGTCATTGCTTTCACGTGACTGTTGGACATCTTAGTGACTAAACTGACATATTGTTCTAAAATTTCTGGAGTGGTAGGATATGCTAATTCAGCGTCAAAATATGTGACTTCCATGTTTTGTAACTTTGGAAAATCTAATGGTCTTTCTTGAATAGGGGTCTTTTTTCCTTTGGACAAATTCACTATTTCGTATTTGCTCAAAGCTGTTTTTAAAGTGTCTAGTATATCTGTAGGTAATTCACCAGCAAGACCTAGTTTAAATTTATAGGTTTTTTTGCTTTCTGCTAGTATTTTCTTGAATTCTGATTCCATATGTGTTTATTTATCCATATTTTTAAGTTTTTCAATTAAGCTGTTGCGATCTGTGATCACATAGCCTTCCCCTTGCACCATGTTGGAATCGTCAATTCCACCATCTCTATCCATCTTTTGTTTGCGTATTTGTAGGTCTATCATTTTGAGCTTTTTATCAATTTTGGCAGCTTTGGCATCCAATGATGTTTTAAGCATGTTGCCTGCTACCTCAAATACTCTGCTGCTGTATCTACTTTCCACATTCATGCCCAAATCCATCAGATCATCATAGGCAGACATTGCTTTTTTGGCCACTTCATCCAGCTCTTGATCTGCCATGATACCTAAATCTTTGACCATGGGCAATGCCGCAGTGATCTTGTCAAATTCAGCAATATCCCTTAAAGTTTCTTTTTGAGTTTCTAAAGATTTTTCCTGCTCTTCTTTGTTTTTTTGATCACTCACAATGTTTTGGGATTCTGGTAGATTCAATAGATCTTCTAATTTTTTGGTCATGATAGTATTATTTATCGGCGCTTGTTGCCTTGGTGGAAAATATCGGTTTCGTTGATCACTCTAAATTTTAAACCTTTTTGACGACACCACACAGTGGCAGCCTCCCATTTAGCTCGGTTTAAGATATAACTGGCTTGGTTGTTAGCATTCCTGCCAACTTTTTCTTTTATACTTTGATTTTGTGGTTTGATTTCAATTATTTCAGCGTGCGGTTGACCACCTTTGTCTACATAGTTGATAAAAAAATCTGGCACATAAATTGTGTATCTTCCTGTAAGGGGATTTCTGTAAGGAATTTTCACTGCCTCACTTGCCCATCTAGCTATGGAAGGACTTTCATCACAAAATTTCATAAATGCAAATTCCCAACTGGATCTATACAAAGGATCTTTCATGCCCATGTATTTGTTTGGATTTTTCAACGAAAATCTGCCTTGAGCATAATGTCTAGGCATGATTATACCACTATGTTACGTTTTTCAAATTGATTCTGTGTGTTTTCTACTTTGAATCCCAGTGTAGAAATTTTAGATCTATTCACGTTGAGAATCTCAGTCACTACATTGCTGAGTTGCACATCTGTAATTCCTTTAAGTGTGTCTAATAACACAAACACATCCACATTATCAATTCTTGCTTGTTGTAACAAAATTGTTGCAACACTCACTGCTGCTGTTTTTTCAAATTTTCTTTTTTCAAAAAATCCAACCACTGCATCTACTTCACCAGCTGGCAAACTGATTGGTTCAACAAAATATTTGTCAAAGAAATTTTTAACTTGTTCTGCACTGTCATTGATCTTTGTTTGACCAATATTATTGCTGTAGGTTAATGTAGGCGCAGGCACATCATAAGATTGATTGCTGACATTTTGATTTATAATATCATCATTGATCTGGTACAGATCACTTTCTTCATCTGGTATTGTAATATTTTGTTGACTTAATAATCTAGGATCAATTGGCATATTATAAACCTCGTTTCAAACTTGCCACAGTGGTATTGCCTGCTGCTGTGTTAGTTTTTGGCATTACAGTGTTGGCCAATCCGCTGACTCCACCTCTCTGTATTTGTTCTAGTCCTCCTCTTAACACTTGTAATCCTTCCTGCTTCAATCCATCTTTGCCTAATCTCTTAGCATTCTTAATTGCGTTTGCAATGCCTATGGCTTTTTTTAACAATGATCCTCCACCTCTTGAATTAGATCCTTCTATGTCTGAAAACGGACTGTTACCGCCGCCAAAACCAAGTATGTCAGCAACACCACTGAGGACTCCTCCAGTACCAAGTAAACTTTGAGTCCCTCCACCAGCTAATGATAACGGACTGGGTGATCGATCATAGTGTCTGCCACCAAATCCTTTTGGAGCAATTCCAGCTTGCACTGGTCCTCTGCTGATAAAAACTGTTTCATATTCTATGGTCATCTGGTTTGCTGCTGTGTCGTTGTTGCCATATGCTAATGTGTCACCCTGCCATGCTGTAATCAATGGATTAACCAAGGTATAACAAGTGTATCTTTTTCTTGCCATCTGATATATCTGTATTGAATTAAAAAAAGCATAGGAAGAATCATTATCTAATCCATATCTATATTTGTTAAATTCTTCATCATTGTAAAAACTACCTCTGCTGTATTGTGGAGGCACAGTGCTGTTCACATTGCCTGAGCGATCTTTAGTTCTGTAAGTGCCATCTCGAAAATAATATTGATAATACAATTGCCACATGGCAGTGGTTATTCCATAATTATCATCGTGAAACACAATGGTGATTGGATCATAATCCAGTCTTGTTTGCAATTTTCTTTTTTTATTATACTGTTGTTTGGTAGTGGTGGTGATTGAATACTTAGGTAGATCCACTGATTTGACCAACATGTTTAATTCTTCAGTGACTGTTGAATTAAAATTAGGAAGTGAAATTGCAGCTTTATCATTGATGTTAAAAGATACGTGATATAAAAATTTTTGTTTTGGAGCCAGTCTAAAACTATCATCCACAAACATCCTTGCTGCGTGTTGATAATCTGCTAGATTACCTTTGGGATTGAGAGCTCCTTTGAATACGTTATCTAAAAATCCTTTGATTAAACTAGGCATGCTATTATTTATATGCTGTAAATCTATGCTATGTAAATAAAAAAAGGGGCCGTGTAAGACCCCTTTTTTGAATCAATTTAATTATGGATTATTGTCCGCCGCCTGTGGCTAATGAACTGATTGTTCTGCCTACTTCTGTGCCAATGCCAGTGCCTTTAGGTGTTTGTATGGCATTATCATAGGCTATGGCTAGAGTTACGCTGACGGGTGTGTTTTCTTGATAAGCTAAAGAATTGTAGTTGGCGCTTTCTAAATAGCAACCATACAGTTCAAAAGTTTCTAGAATGTTTGGACTTAATGCGCCATTGCCACCATCTAATATTTCAATTCTAGTTAAGAATTTATAATCAGCTCCTGATGCTGCTGCGGATTGTTCAAAGAAGTCAAATTGTTTCTGTAACTGTTCGCCCACTAATTTTTGAACGTTGTTGTTGACATCTTCTCTTAAATTTAATGTGATAGGCTCCCAAGTGTGTTTGCCAGCTAGATAAACTTTTGAGTTGTACACATCCAAAGTAATTTTTTCAAAAGATAAATTTGGTCTGGTTACGTCCATCACCTGTTTTGTCAATTCTGTGGTTGGTGTTGACACGCCAAAATTTTCCAAAGATACTCTAAAACGATACTGCAGTTTTGGCATCAACAAACCTTGACCCGACGCACTTGCGTTGCTGGCCAAAGGTACTGTTAATTTAGATAGTGTAGATATACTCATTGTTTCTCCTATTAATAGTATTTATAAGTTAATTATAAACCTGATATTTCCCCTGTGTTTTTTAAACGTAACGGTATGTAAATGAACTCAACTGCTTTTACTGGTTCAATTGCTATGTCCAAGTACAATTCATTACGATCTATTCTGGCTGGAGTGTTGTTGCTCTCATCGCACACGACTAAGAAGTCATACAGTGCTCTAGTGCCTACTAACTCTAGCAATAAACTTTCTGTTTGTTGTTTGATTTCATCTCTAGTGATTTTGTCATTGGGTTCAAACACATAAGGTTTAGCTAATTTTTGTAACTGGCTTCTCATGTAGATTACCAATCTTGCCACGTTGATTCTGTCCAATGCTGATGCATTTCTTGCTCTGGTTTTTTGACCATAGTTAACAAGACCTGCTCCTGTGATCACTGTGATTGGGTTCACATTTGAAGAGTACAATGTATCTCTTTGACCTTCATTCAATACTGTGTTCACAAATTCGCCTTCAGAGCTTACAAAACCAACTGCAGAAGCATTAGTAATGCCACCACGTCTCGTACCTGCTGGTGCGAACCAAGGATAAGAAACTTGATCGCTCAATGCAATAGTTCTAAGTATCATGTGACTTGGTGGAACTACAACATCTCTACCAGCGTTGTCACTGGTAAATCCTGATGGATAAAATACACCTAAGTATTCATCTCGTGTGGTTAATCCTGCATCACTGTCTTGCACTGCAAGGTTTACGTTTGTGGCCCACTCATTTAAAGAAGTTGCGTCTGGAGCCAATCTAAATGGAGCATCACCTATTACAAAAGCTGTCAAACCTCTGTCATAGTTTAATGTTACCATTTCTCCAATTAATTCTGGGTAAGCAGGACATGCCATCAAGTTGAACAATCTTGATGCATCATCTCTAATAGCATCGTTGGAATTCAACATTGCTTGTAACTGTTGTACCACAACTGCTCTTTGTGCTTTTCTTCCAAATGTGCCTGCGCCGTTCACTTGGTTTGCAGATTCAGTTTTCCATCTGTGTGGGTAATAAGCAGACATAGATTCTGGGAACCTAGTGTTAGACTCATTTACATTCACATAGTTTCTCATGAATTTTTTCACATTGAATCCGCTTCTGCGTGTGTTGAACAACAACATGCCTTTTGGATACAAGGCTGGATCTGGAGCATCGAAGTCTACAAAGTTACTAGTCAATAATGCTACAATGGTAGCAGGATCTTCACTGAGTGTGCCAGAGGTTCCATATCTTGCATCAGCAAATATGATTCCATTTTCAGTGGTTTGATCTGAATTGTCAACTGCTGTAAATCTTGCTGTGATTGAATTCCATCTGTAAATTTTTGGATAGTTTTCTAAATCACTGGAGTCAATCCATATGTCACCAGTCACTAAAACTGTTTCATCGCTTTGTTCAGTTGGTTGAGTGGCTGAAACAATTGGACCGTTTGGATCAGTGTTAGGAAACGCTGCTGCATCTCTGTAACCCTTCCAAGTGGTACCATTGTGATACATTATGTCAACTTCATCTACCACAGAGCTGTACCATAATCTACCATCAGTAGTCAAACTGGTTGGATTATTTGTGCCTGCTACATATGATAATATTTTAAAATTAGATGCTCTTAATACCACTGGGTTGGTTGACCCGTCAGTAGCATCATCATTGTAAAGATTGTCAGTGGACTCTCCTACAAAACCTGCTAAACTTAATAAATCATCGGTGTCAGTGATTTTAATTTCGCCGCCTAAATTGTGTGCTATCACTATGCGATTCAAAGTGTCCACACTTGCTTGAATGTTGGTAAAGCCAGCTGCATTAATGGCTGTTGCAATTTTGTTAGCATCACCTGAAGCTCCTGCCATTGCATTTGAAGTGCCTGAAGATAAAGTGATTGTTTTTGCTGCATCTAAAGATTCTTGATTAACTTTGGACTCTGCCATTGTGAATGTGTAATTGCCTGCTACTAACTGAGTGGTAATCACACTTGATTTGATAATTGTAGCGCCACCATTTTGTTTTCTTAAAATTCTGTAATCAACTTCATCACTGGTGTTGTTGGAATTTACATACAACGCACCCAATGGTATGTTGACTCCACCACCTGTTCTATCTAAGTTGTACACAGCTGATTCATTGCTGTTGTACAATGGAGCTGCCACATCTTCAAATAGATTGGTTACTCCGTTGAATTTTTTAACTTTGAATCTAGCTCCTTGATTTGGTGCAGTAATCTTGATCCATAAAGAACCTGTAGGTCTTGGATTTGCATCTGTAGATTTGTACAATGGAACCTGTGTGTGTGAAGCAGTGGTCACTGATGGTATGTAGTAAGTGCCTGCTGTGATTCCTAAAGTTGTTAATATTGTGCCTGACACTAGTGCTATTGCAAGATTGTTAGTGGTTGAAAATATTGCCAACGCTGAGTTGACACTTGCTGCTGTAACACCTGATATGCCAGCTCCGTTAATGGCAGTGACCAGTGCGC